CGCAAACAAGAAATTTCTGCTACAACCTTGGCAGCATTTTATAATTGCTAATATTTTCGGATTTTTAAAATTGGATGGCACTCGAAGATTTACGAGGGCTTATGTCGAGGTCCCTCGTAAAAATGGAAAGTCTACGTTTTCCAATGCTATAATGTTATACGGCTTAATCGCAGATGGTGAGGAAGGGGCGCAGGTTTATTCTGCAGCTACAAAACTCGACCAGGCAATGATGGTATTTTCGGAAGGCGCTCGAGTGTGCAAGCAGTTGGATTGGCTTCGAGATGATGTCAACGTTTATAACTCTGTGAACAACAGAAGGATAAATTTCGGCACGTCCGTTTATCGACCTCTCGAATGGAATCCAGGTAAACAGGATGGATTGAATACGCACTTTTGCTGTATTGATGAATATCACGCGCATAGCAATGATGAGTTATATAACGTAATTCGGAATTCAATGGGAGCCAGATCTCAACCTTTGCTATTTACAATTACAACAGCGGGATTCAATCGTGAGTCGGCCTGTTATAAACATAGAGACTATTGCGTTAAGGTTTTAAATAAAGGGGTAAACGATGACGCTTTGTTTTCTGTGATCTATAGTTTGGATGACAATGACGATTGGACGGACTCAGCCAATTGGCAGAAAGCCAATCCGAATTGGGGCGTAAGTGTAAACCCTCGCCAACTTGAGGAAGGATTGAACGAAGCTCGCGAGTTACCACATAAGCAGGTTGAGTTTAAAACGAAGTTATTAAATGTTTGGACAGACACTGCCACAACTTGGATCAGTGACGAAAAATGGATTGCATGCACAAACGATGTCGATCCTGTGGGAGAGTGTTATGGCGGATTAGATTTGGCGTCGACAGGTGACTTTTGTGCTTTCAGTTTAATTTGGCCATCGGATGGCTACAAAGTCAAAACTTGGTATTGGCTTCCAGATGCAGCAGCGCAACGAAGGAATGATCAAATTGGAGTATCTATTAGGACGTGGGCGCATGAAGGTTGGATTCATTTAACGGATGGCAACGTGACGGATTATTCATTTATCAAATCAAAGATTTTAGAATTATCTGATCAATATGATATTAAAGATATTGCATTTGATAGATTTAACGCTACGCAGTTAGTCATTGAGTTAGGGAATGAAGGAATGACGATGTATCCATTTGGACAGGGTTTTGTTTCAATGTCGGCGCCAACAAAGGAACTCGAGCGACTTGTTAACATTGCGGAGCTACAGCATGACAGCAATCCTGTAACTCGATGGATGATGAGCAATATATTATTGAGGCAGGATCCAGCTGATAATATTAAAATTGACAAAGCCAAGTCTGGGGATAAAGTCGATGGGCCTGTGTCTATAGTCATGGCATTGGGAACATATATGCAAGAACAATCTAAAAACGTACAGGATGCAGAACTATGGTTTACAAATATTTAGTCATGAAGACTTTATTAAGATTTATTATAATGAATTGCCGAATTTTAAAACATACGGCGAGGCTTACGAATATTGTGAGAGCCTGTACCGTGAGAAATATGGGAAAAATAAATACAGCAGCTATGTTGTTTTTCGTGCGACTCTGAGTCGATATATGCGAACTCATCCTAAATTGTAACAAAAAAAATAAATCTGTAATTTAATATTGTGGCATGGCTTCATTGTTAAGCATATTCAAACCAAAAACACAACAGCGATCAAGCTTGTCGGCTCCGACTGACTGGCTTATGCAATCGTTGACTTCTTTATTTGGAAGCCAAACGACTAGCGGAGTAGCTGTAAACGCCAATAGCGCAATGAGCATTGCGAGCGTGCACGCTTGCGTCAGAGTTATTTCAGACGCTATCTCAAGTCTATCATTTAAATTATATTTCGACGATGGCACAAATAAGCGTCAAGTTGTGGCTCATTATTCTAACTATGTTTTAAACGAGCCGAATCCATATCAAACGAAATTTGATTTTATGAATTTCATGACATCGCAATTAGTTTTAAAAGGTAACGCTTACGCATTGATAAACAGGGACGAGAGATTTATTGCGACATCTATTCATCCAATTGTGAGCGATTCAGTTTCAGCTTACCTTATGGATGGTGAGATGTTTTATAGAGTAAACGCTCCAGGCTTCCCATCTGTTATTCCTGCAAGTGATATGTTGCACTTCAAAGGTTTGTCAACTGATAATGTATTGGTTGGTAAATCTCCGATTATAATGCACGCCGAAACATTGGGTATTGATCTCGCTGCTATTAAGTCGAGCGCAGCGGTTTACAAAAATGGAACATTAAAATTCATTTTAAAATCACAATCAAAAATTGATCAAGCGCAGGCGGGACCATTGCGCAAATCTTTGGATGATGTAATTGAAGGAAACCAACGCAGTACAGTATTGCCTCATGGAGTTGAAATGGAAAAACTTTCCATGACTCCAGAGGAGGCTCAATATATTCAAGCTCGTCAATTCTCGGCTGAGGAAATCGCTCGAATTTTTGGTGTACCGGCTTCAATGATAGGGGCGAAGGACGGAATTAAATCAAGTGTTGAGCAGGAATATCAAGACTTTTATTCAAGAACTTTAATGAGTTATTGCATAAACATCGAGCAGGAACTTCGCAGAAAGTTATTAACTGAGACTGATAAAACATTTTTTTATTTTAAATTCAATTTCAATTCATTATTGAGAGCCAGCGCAAACGATAGAGCTGACTTTTATAATAAAGGAATTCGAGGCGGATGGTTAAGCCCAAACGAGGCGAGAGCATTCGAGGACGCCAACGGTTTCGATGGTGGTGAGAAATACTATGTTGAGGCGAATTTGATTCCTGCGGACCAATTCGAGGCTTACATGAATGCAAAGATTGAGCAGCTTATGAGTAGCGCATATTCAAATAATAATCCCGACGGAAACAATAATAATACACAGGCATGAAAACATTTAGAGTATTAGGAAGTGTAAACTACAGAGCAGAGGGCGAAAATATGCCAAAGCAATTTGGCGGCATCGCTGCTGTTGTGGACGTTACAACAGATCTAAAATACTTTGAGGAAAAAATTCTCAGAGGCGCATTCGACAACGCGTTAAAAAAAGATTATGACATCCGCTGTTTATTTAACCATGAAAGCGAGTGCATCCTTGGGCGTACAAAAGCAAACACTTGCAATGTATATGTAAACGCAGACGGGAATTTAGAGTACACTTGGATTCCAGATTATGAAAATCCATTGCACATGCAAGTCGCTCGCAGTATTATGCGCGGTGATATAACTCAGAGTTCATTTGCATTTACGGTAAAAGATAGATCATGGGAGAAATCTGAGAAATACGGCGATTTATCATTGCATATTATTAAAGAAATCGAGGATTTATATGACGTGAGCCCTGTGACTTATCCTGCCTATGTAGACACAGAGGCAGAGGCTCGCAGCTTAGATTTGACTAAGCCAAAAAAACAGAATGAATCTGATCAAATAGAAATACTAAAAACAAAATATAAATGAAAATCAAAGCTTTGAAAGAAGAAAAAGGACGTTTAATCGAAGAATTGAACAACCTTCAAAACAGCATTAACGTTGAAGCGCGTTCAATGTCTGAGACTGAAAAAAATCGTTTCTCTGAAATCGACGCTCGTTTAGACGTTATTGCGTCTGAGACTGAAACTCTTGAGAAATTACAAATGAGAGCATCTGAGAAAGTTGCAAGCGCTCCAGTATATGGCGCAGCTTCAACTAGCGAAAAAACTGAGCGCTCTAAAATGGCTGCTCAATACTCTTTCAAAAGAGCGATTGAACAAGCTACAACTGGCCGCAGAGATGGTGTTGAATTTGAGATGCACAAAGAGGCTGCTGACGAATTCCAACGTGCAGGCGTAAGCGTAAGCGCTCACTCTGTATTGTTGCCGTCTGACGTTTTCAAACGTGACATGTCAGCTACAGGCGGAACTTCGGGTTCTGAGGGTGGCGTAAACATCCAGACCAATGTTGGCGGGATCATTGATGTGTTATTACCTGCAACCGTTTTAAATGGTTTAGGAATCACTCGTTTTGATAACTTGACTGGAAACTTAGATCTTCCAACTGCAAGCACTCAGCCTGCTGCTGGATGGAATACTGAAAACGGAACTGCGACTGAGAAATCTCCTGCATTTTCAAAAATCAGTTTTTCACCAAAAAGATTGGCTGCATACATTCAAGTTTCAAATCAGTTATTGCGTCAGTCATCAAATTCAATTGATGCCTATGTGCGTCAATATTTGATCAATGCAATGGCTATTGAATTAGAGAAAGCTGCTATTAAAGGCGGTGGATCTAACGAGCCAACAGGTATTATTGGGAACAGCAATGTAAACGTAATATA